GGGGGTCATGAAGTTCCGGCAGGGGCTGACGATCCCTTCCGGACTGGTGCTGAACACGCAGGCGCAGACCGTGATCGTGCTCGCCGCGATGGGCCAGTCCCAGAAGGATGCGCCACTCGTCGAGCTGTCGGGCAGCACCTTCGTCTCGCTGATGCAGAAGCAGTCGGTCGGTGGTTTGGCCGTCTGGACCGGCACGAGCCCATCCAGCATCAGCGCACAGTTCAATCTCACCGCCTACACCTCGCCGATCACGGCGCGCGCTGTCGGCTCGATCGGCGGGTCGTCCGGCGCCTATGTACTGGCGGGCGAAGGTCAGCAGGCGCTGTGGCGGGGTGCCTTCCCGGCGTCGGCCCTGACCGGCGGCCAGATCGGATGCGGCACGGTCCCGGCCGACACCTCCTTCGACGCCAATTGCGGGAACGTCGCCATCCGCGATGTGCTGATCTTCAACCGCGCCTTGTCGCCGGCCGAATACTGGAACGTCGTGATGACGCTGTATCGGCAGGCCGGCATCTACCCGCAGGTGCGGCGTGCCGATCTGGCGGATGGCGACTCGATCACGGAGGGCGCTTACGGCAGCTTCTTCATGGGCTGGCCGCGCCTCATGGCAGGCCAGACCGTCGCGGCGGTCAATGCCTACGACGTCGCTGTCTCTGGTCAGACCTCGACGCAGAACGTCGCCACGATCCCGAGTTGGATCAACCTGTGTGCCAAGCCGGGGATGACGTTCTACCACAACGCGGTCGGGACCAACGACATACCGGCGGGCGGCACGGCGGCGACCATCCAGGCCAACCTCCAGACGCTTCAGCAGTACGCGATCGCCGCGGGGTGTGGGCCGACCTTCGAGCAGACGATCCTCCCGCGCTCGGCTTTCGTGGCGAATCCCTCTTATGAGGCGGTTCGCACGGCGGTGAACACGTGGATCCGGTCGAATGCCGCGAGCCTCGGCTACTCTGTCGTCGACGCGGCGACCGACCCGACGATGGGCACGACGGCGGCCCTGTCGAACGTGCTGATCTACCAGGACGGGACGCATCCCGGGTACGTCTACAATGGGCTCGGCGAAGGCCAGGGCGGCTACCCGTTCCTGGCGTTGCTCCACGCGGCCCCGGTCAACGCCTACCTACTGAACCACTGAGCGCGCCAACCCCTCCCGCTCCCCGCACACCAAGGTGAGGGAGCGGTTGAGCTAACATCGCGTCAGGCGGCTCGTTGGGCATCTCGGATCGCGCTGATCAGCACCTCTCCATCAGCCGATCGGCGCACCGCTACGGTGTGCCCGATGGCCTCGGCATGCGGCCGCGGAAGGTCGAACGCGAAAGCGTGGCGACCGTCGCCGATGCCAGCCCTCTCCAGGTCACCGCGGTGCCGGTCGGCGTAGACCAGCCCGACCACCACGCCCTCGACGACCACGTCCAAGCACACCGGCGCATTCGGATAAGCCAGATCCTGAGCCCAGCCCCAAACCCGCCGGCCATCGCAGCCGTCGATCCGCCCGCGCAGGCGACCGAAGCGGCGCTCTGCCGGCAAGGACAGGCCAGCCCGCTCGGCCAGACGGCGCTGCACCGCCTCCAGCACGTAGCCGTGCTCGATGCGCGGCGCGCAGTATACGGCTGGGGTGGCCGGCGCGTCGGGGTAGAGGGCGTGGTAGGTGTGGGCATTGTGGAAGATGCCGCGCCCGTCATCGTCGACGAAGCTCTCGGCTGGCGCGCCCTCGGCCAGAAGCACGTCGTGGCTGTCGAGCTCGATATGCCAGTAGGTGACGCTGTCGACGCGAGTGGCCTTGATGATGCTCGTGCCATTGATCAGCAGTTCGGCCGGGATGAGGTGCGCGTCGAGATAGAGCGCGTGCTTAGGGCTGACCCAGAGATCGCGGGTGGGGATGCCGTCAGCGAGTGCCCCAGCCCGGACGCAGATCGGCAGGACATCGGGGTTGGCGTTGGCGAAGCGACCGATGTAGCTGCGCGTGCCGATCCACTTGATCGGCCGCTCCTCTCCGGAGGCGGTCACGGCCAGATCGCCGACCGCCAGCGCCTCGACCGCCACCTCGCCCCGGCTCGTCAGGACCCGCGTTCCCGTGACGTAGCATGGTGTGCTGTCTGTATAAGCTGCTGAGGAAACCGGAGCGTTATGAGTGTACCATAGGTGGGTTGTATTGTAGTCAGTATATATAGCCTCTACTGCCGCTGAAATGTGGTTTTCGCTAGAAAGTCGTATTTGAACTGATCCATTCTCATCATCTGTATCTGAAACCAGACGAATCGTGCTCCCGGAGACTTCAAAATCAAACCTAGAAGCGTTGGTTTCATAATAACCGGTTATATTTATGCTTCCACTTACCGTTTGATTAGTATAATCGACAAACAACGTGCCATTATAGAATAATGCACCGCCTCCGTCCAATGGAGCAACTCTGTCGTTATTGAAAGTAATCGAAATAATATCGTCGGCCATTTCCGAAGCCCCCAACGCAGGAAACGGCTTGTGAGATGATAAGCCGATCCTCGCTTGTGTCAGACGCTTAGCTTTCTGAGGAGCACTCCTGTGTGCCTCGGGCGAATTCTTGGACGCTCGGTCAACTGTTTGGGACGCTCGGTCAAGTCAGGCCGGGAACCAAAGCGCAGTGAGCCGACAATCGCCTGCCACTCCCGAATCAATACTCTACGCTCAGCTGTTCCTATTCCTGCACCCCGTACACCACGCCAGGGGAGCGGCTGATCTGACGCCGGGCGGCTGAGCCGCAGCGCTTTCCACCACCAGGAACACCCGATGACCCGCACGCTTCTCGCGGCGTTGGCGCTCGCCTGGGCCGCCTCTCCAGTAGCCCTCCCTATCGAGGCGCTCGCGCAAGCAACGCTGCCGCCAGTGAAGATGCCCCAACCGTGCGGCGCGGTACCGAGCGCGGACACGCTGAACGGCTCGGTAGGTTCGGCCAACTGCTACGTGCCGAAAGATGCTTCGCGTCCGACGGCGGTGCAGGCCGCGAACGTGCAGACGAGCGCCAGCGACGGCTCCTGGTCGGTGACCTGGGCCCGGCCATTCGTGTCGCCCTCGCCTATCGTGCTTCCGATCCCGGTGAACACGGGCTCGCTGCCGCTGGTCTGCAACGTGGTCTCGCGCTCGGCGACCGGCGCCACCGGGAAGTGCTGGCAATCCACCACAACGACGCTGGCGGGCACTCTCCTCGGATTAGTGGTCAATCCGTTCGGCACCGCTGCGGCCAGCGCCGCCGTCATGGTAATCGGTCGCGAGCCGACGCAGTAGCTTCCCGCTTGACCCGACGGGCGAACCCGACCAAAGAACTATCCGTCGCGAGACGTGCGGGCGCTGCCCCGTCTCTGCGCTTCCCGAGTTTCCGACCGGTCCCGTGCCGCACCCTGCTCACCAGCGGGGCGCTCGCACGTGTCCGGTCGTCCGACTGATCCCCGCATAGGATCCGCACGGCCGCGTCACAGCCTTCGTCCGCGCCACGTCACGGCGCCCGTCCGACCACCGTCCCCAACGGTCACCTGGGGCCCGGCTTCCGTCCGCGCGGCGACGACACGGCCCGCACGCACCCCTCCCCCACGGAATCCAGCCCTTAGAGGCACATCATGTCCTACACCGGTTTCGGCATCGGCGATCCGATGGCCGTGAAGACCTGGAGCAAGAAGCTCGGGGTCGAGGCCAACAAGTCCATCGACATCGACCCCCTGGTCGGCCTGGACGACAAGGCGATCATCCAGGAGAAGACCGAGCTCAAGAAGGGCAACGGCGACCAGGTCACCTTCGGACTGCGCATGCAGCTCAAGGGCGACGGCTTCACCTCCGACGACGTCGCCGAGGGCAACGGCGAGCAGCTCGGCACCAACTCCGACAAGCTCACCATCGACGAGCTCGGCCACGTGGTCGGCGTGAAGTCGGACAACACCATCGACGCCCAGCGCGTCCCGTTCAACCTGCGTGAGCAGGCTCGCTCCGGCATCGCCGACTGGTTCCAGACCCGCCGCGCGAAGATCTTCTTCAACCACGTCTGCGGCTTCACCCCGGTGATGCAGCTGTCGGCCAAGAACGTGAAGAAGTTCACCGGCAACAACACGGTGACCGCCCCGTCCCAGGGCCGCATCTACCTGCCGAACGGCCGCGCCAACGACGCCGCCCTGACCAATGCCGACTTCTTCACCCTCAGCATGATCGATGCTGCGGTGGAGCTGGCGAAGACCGGCGGCGCGGCGGGTAAGGTGATGATCCGCCCCGTCGTGGTCGACGGCCAGAAGGTCTACGTGATGTACCTGCACTCCACGCAGGTCACCTCGCTGCGGACCAACACCAACGCCGGCCAGTGGCTCGACATCCAGAAGGCCGCGATGGCCGGCATGCAGTCGAGCAAGAGCCCGATCTTCTCGGGCGCGCTCGGCATGTACAACGGCGTCGTGCTCCGCGAGGCGCAGGACATCACTCAGGGCGTCTCGCCCGACGGCAAGTCGGCGGTCGCCAACACCCGCCGCGCGGTGCTGCTCGGCGCCCAGGCCGCGACCATCGCCTACGGCAAGGCCGGCGGAGAGAACCGCTACCGCTGGAACGAGGAGCTCCTCGACCACAAGCGGAACCTTGAGGTCTCCGCCTGGGCGATCTGGGGCATGAAGAAGACGACCTACAACGGCGACGACTTCGGCACGATCGTGGTGCCGACCTGGGCCGCGCCGGTCGGCTGATCCCCCTCCGCTGATCCAGCCTGACGGCTGACCCGGGCCGGGGCCTCGCGCTCCGGCCCGTCTTCGTCATCCCCGCCCTTCCCCGCTCTGCCTGAATAGGAGGTCCTCGTGGCCACCAACGTCCCCCCCGTGACCCCGTCGGTTCGCGAGTATCGCGAGCAGGAGTCGCACTACGTTCGTCGGACCGTCACCTTCGCCAACGGCGCCTTCGTCATGCCGGCGTCGCTGCCGGCCGGCGCGCTGATCACCTCGCTCCTGGTGCTCGTCGAGGCCGCGTTCTCGGCCGGTGCCTCGCTGGTGCTCGGCTCCGCTGCGGGCGGCAACGACCTCGCCGCTGCGGCCGACACCGCCGTCACCGCGGCGGGCGTGAAGCGCATCGACACCCCGACCCTCAAGGGCCGGCTCGCCGCCGACACGTCGATCTACGGCACGATCGCGGGCGCCCCGGCTGCGGGCGTGGCCACGATCGTGTTCCACTACGTCCCCGACAACGACGGCTGATGCTGGCCGCCCTCTGGGTGCTGCACGCGGGCGCTCACACGCTCGCCGAGGCCCCCGCACCGGTTCCGGCCCCCGTGCCGGAGCCGGTTCCTCCTTCCCCGCCTGCCTCGCAGCCCGAGCCCGCGCCAGCCGTGCCTCGGAAGCCCGCTCGCCGCTCGAAGGGCCGTCGATGATCTTGCACCGGCTCGGGCGCCTCGTCGGCGCCGTCCTTCTGCTCGCCCCGTCGCTGGCGCTGAGCCAGACCGCGCTCCAGCAGCCGAACCTCGTCGCCAGCCCAGGCGTGGGCGTGGATCTGCTGCCGTCGGCGCTCACGAAGCTCTACCAGAACGACCTCTTCCTCCAGAACTTGGTCACGAGCCGCTTCAGCACGCTCGGCGCGGCCGCGCTGCTGAATGTCGGCACCGCCGCCGGCACCGTCGCGGACGGGGCTGCCTTTGCCGCCGAGGTGAACCGCGCGCTGGCTGCTGAGCAGGCCAACGCCACGGCGATCTCGCTTCGTGCCCCGCTCGCGAGCCCGGCTTTCACCGGCATTCCGACCGTCCCGACGGCAGCCGTGGGGACGAGCACCACACAGGCGGCCTCGACGGCGTTCGTGCAGAACGCGGTGTCCACCGGTGGCATCTCGGCCGTTCTCTACTCGAACCAGTCCCTCACGTCGCAGAACCAGTTCCAGGCCCGCGCGAACATCAACGCGGCGGCGGCCGGGATCAACACCGATATCACGTCGCTGAACGCACCGGCCCTCGGCGCGGCGACGGCTGCGACGGCTACGCCCGGTTCGGCAACGGCGCAGGTGGCCAACACCGCCTTCGTGACCGGCTCACTCGGCAATTACCTCACCGCCTCAGCCGCCTCGGCGACCTATGCGCCGCTGTTTTCGCCGTCTTTCAGCGGGGTGCCGGGTGCGCCGACTGCGGCAGCGGGCACCAGCAACAATCAGATCGCGACGACGGCGTTCGTCTCTAACTCCTACGCGCCGCTCGCCAGTCCGGTTTTCACCGGATCGCCGGTCGCTCCGACGGCTGCTGCGGGCAACAACTCCACTCTGGTCGCCACGACCGCTTATGCGGATCGATCGGCGAGCACCGCCCGCGGGCTCACCTTCCGCAACCGGATCGTCAACGGCAACTTCGCGATCAACCAGCGCGGAGCCTCATCGGCCTCGACCTCCTACGCGGCCGGCGCCTACGTGATGGATCGCTGGAAGGCGGGTCCGGCCGGCGTCACGCTGTCGTTCTCGACCGCGGCCAACGGCGATGTCACGGTCACGATTACCGCCGGCACGCTGCTGCAGGTGATCGAGGGCGGGCTGTATCTGCCGGAAGGCGGGTCATACATCCTGTCGTGGACCGGTACATCTACCGCCCGCGTCTATCAGGGCGCTGCTTCGGGCACCTACGCGGTATCGCCTATCGCGAACACCGCTCTGACAGCTGGCACGAACGTCACAGTTGAATTCTCCACCGGGTCGGTGGCTCTCGCGCAATTCGAGCCCGGGGTCGTCGCGACGCCATTCGAGCGGCGCGACGACGAGATCCGCCGCTGCCAGCGGTACTTCGGGGTCTACACCGGACGCCTCCAGTCCGTGGCCGTGAGCATCTCGAACCAATACGTCCCGCTGCACCTTGGCTTCGGCGCTCAGATGCGTCCCGGCACGATCGGCGTCGGCGTGACCACGAGCGCGACAGCCGGCTCGGCCACGAGCTACGTCTATGTCGCCAGCGACCCATACGGTGCGGACGTGGCGCTCGGCTTTTCGGCGGTCGACGCGCTGTCCTCGGCCACAGTGACGCTCGCCGCGGTGAACGAGCTGTGATGGCCGCTCTGCCCCTGCCCGTCCTCTGATCCGCGCGGAGAGCCTCATGTCCTCCGGACTGTTCCCCGACTCCACCGCGCAGGTGAAGTCGGCTTTTGCCGCGACGATCGACAACCCGCTGATCCTGGCGGACGGCACCGCACAGGACGATGGATCGCCGACGCTGCTGCGCATGGTCAACCAGGTCGTGGATGAGCTCGACCGCCCCGACCTGGTGGGGCCGGTGCGCAACGCGATCCGCGCCGCGATCGGCTTCTGGCAGCGCGAGCGCTTCGCATTCAACGACGGCATCCTGGAGTTCCAAACCGTGCCGGGGAAGGCGGGCTACGGCGGCGCCGACCTCGCCGGGCTGAACGTCATGCTGGCGATCGACACGGCCATCGCGATCGACGACAGCAACACGACCTGGGCGCTTCGGAACGTGCCGCTGGCGAGCCTGGAGGTGCTGGGCGACCAGAACCAGTCCGGGCAGCCCGCCTACTTCGCCAAGTTCTCCGAGGGCTACCGGCTCTACCCGATTCCGGACGGTGTCTACACGATCCGGTTCACCGGCCACGTCCGGCTCGGCGCGCCCGCGACCGACGCGGAAACCAACGCCTGGGTGGACGAGGCCTACGATCTCATCGCCTCGTACGCAAAGCGCTACCTCGCGATCCACCGCCTGAAGGATCCCAGCCTGAAGCAGGCGATGGACACGGCCGTGCAGGAGGCATCGACCTCCCTGAAGGGACTGGCCACGACGATGGCCAGCACGGGCGTCGTGCAGAGCTACGACCTGTGAAGATCGCCTTCGGCGCCTGGGCGCCCGACGTCGCCTCGAACGACGCGACGGTCTCCGCGGTGGCGCGCAACGTCTTCCCGCGGCCCGACGGTTACGGTCCCGTGCCCTCGCCCAACCCGGTGACGCAGCCGCTCCCAGAGGTCTGCCGCGGCTCGGTCTCGGTGCAGGCGCCGGACGGATCGTGGGTGGCGTTCGCCGGCACGGCGGAGAAGCTCTACCGGCTGAACCCGACCACGAACGCCTGGGACGATGTCTCGGGACCCTCGTCCTACCTCGTGCCGGAAGGGGATTACTGGTCGTTCGCGCTCTACGGGACGCGCCTGTTCGCGGTGCACCTCGGCGCGCCGCCGCAGGTGATCGACGTCGCGACCGGCACCGAGTTCGCCGACCTCGTGGCTGCCGATCCCGCCAACCCGCCGCCGAAGGCCCGCTTCGTGGCGGTGGTGAGCGAGTTCCTGTTCCTCGGGAGCCTGCTCAGCGACCCAACCGCCATCCAGTGGTCCGGCCTCGGCGATCCGACCTTCTGGACGCCGGGCGTGCAGGACTCGGACGTGCAGATCTTTCCCGACGGCGGCCACGTCACCGGCCTCGTCGGCTCGGACAACAGCGCGATCGTGTTCCAGGACCGCGCCATCCAGCAGATGGTGTTCGCGGCCGGCACGAGCGCGGTGTTCCAGCGCTCGAAGCTCGAGGAGGATCGCGGCGCGGTCGCGCCCTGGTCCGTGCAGAAGATCGGCCCGACCATCTTCTTCCTCGACCGGGACGGCGCCTACGCGTTCGCGGCCGGCACCACGGTCCCGATCGGCAAGAACCGGGTGAACGGCTGGATCCAGGCGCTGCGGGATCCGACCTACGCGCACACCGCCGTCGCAGTCGGCGATCCGACCGGCAGCCGCGTGCTGTTCGCGATGAAGAGCACCCGGGTCTCGGATCCGACGCTGCTCGACCTCGTGCTGGTCTACGACTCCGTGCAGGACCGCTGGACCCAGCTCGACCTCGTGCTGCGGCACTGGCTGCGCGCCGAGACGACCCCGGTGAGCATCGATTCCATCAGCGAGGACATCGACGGCAAGGCGCCCTACGACTTCGCCGGTGGCCTCTCGCTCGATTCCGCGCTGTTCTCGGGCGGCGTTCCCCTGGTCGGCGTCTGGGGCACGGACAACCGTCTGGCCCTCCTTGAGGGGCCGAGCATGGCCGCGACCATCGGCACGCCCGATGCCCAGCTGGCGCGGCCGAACCGGACCTACGCACGCGGCGTCCGGGTGGACACCGACGCGGATGCCTGGACGGCCCGGGTCGGCACCCGGGAGAGCCTCGGCGCGTCGGTGCAGGTCCGTTGGCGGGATCCGAGCGGGCCGAACCGCGAGCGCTTCGCGCCCTGTCACGCCTCCGGTCGCTACCACCGCGTCGAGGTCGAGATCGCGGCCGGTGACGGCTGGACCTACGCCACGGGCGTCGAGCCCGATGCGGCTCCGGAGGGCAAGGCGTGAGACTGCCGGTGCGCGGCGGCGCGTTCAACCGCTCCGAGCTCGACAAGCACGTCGATGCGATCAGCGACCTCGTGACGGGCGCATCGCATGCCGTCGGCGATCTTACGCTGACGCCGAACGCCACGACGACGGTGGTGAAGGATCGCCTCTGCACGGCGGGGACGATGATCGCCTACTCGCCGACCTCCGCCTCTGCTGCGGCCGCGCGGCCGTGGACCGTCTCGTCGCAGAACGGCCAGTTCACCGTCGGCCACGATGCCTCAGCAGCGACCGACCGCACCTTCCACTACGAGCTGCGACGCCGCGGATGATTCTCACGCCCGTGCCCGCCGACCAGGTCGACTCGATCTGGCCGGTGGCGGAGCCTTTGCTGGCGCGCGTCTGTGCACGCCGGGAATCAGACCTGACGCTCGACGGCCTGCGCGCGCTGTGCCGGGCCGGCCAGGGGCAGCTCGTGCTCATCGGCCCCGCTGACGGGCCGCCAGTGGCCGCGGGCGTGACGCAGGTTCGCGACCAGGTCGACCGGACCCGCTCCTGCTGGGTGCTTGCGGTCGGCGGGACCGGCGCCCGTGCGTGGCGGGACACCCTCGCGCTGATCGAGGCCGGCGCGCGTCGCCTCGGCTGCGCCTCCGTCGAGTTCGCCGGCCGTGCCGGCTGGGCTGGGCTGCTGCCGGACTACGCCGCCTACACTCATTTTCGGAAGGCACTCTGATGGGCGGCTCGACCCAGACCTCCACGTCACAGCAGCATTCCGAGACCCAGCCGTGGGCGCCGGCGATACCGGGCCTCCAGCAGGTTCTCGGCGACGCGACGTCGCTCTATAACAGCGGCGCCGGCACCGGCATCTACTCCGGGCCGCGCGTGGCGCAGCTGGGCGACGATACGCTGGGCGGCCTCCAGTCGATCCGCGACCAGTTCTCCTCGGACAACGCCGCGCCGCAGGGCATCTCGTTCGCGCAGAGCCTGCTCGGATCCGGCGGGATCAGCTCGACGACCCAGCAGGGTCTCGGCATGCTGGCCAGCGTGCCGGGCGTGACGCCGCAGAGCGTTCTGGGGCAGTCGGGTCTCGACAAGAACGGCCTGTCGGCCGGTTCGGCCGGCGCGCTGAGCCAGCTCGGAAACGTGCAGGGCGTCGACCTATCGCGGCTGGGCTCGCTCGCCGACAGCCTCGGCTCGGCCTCGAACCCGGTCAACCAGACAGCCACCAGCTTCATGAACGGGTCGCGGGACCTGACCACGATCCCGCAGTTGCAGGACCTCTATGCCAAGTCCCAGGCGCCCTCCTCGGCCGAGACGAACTTGTCCGGGGTTGCGCGCGGCGACTTCCTCGACCCGACCAAGAACGCGATCTTCCAGAATCTCGTCCAGACCTCGTCCGCCAATGCACTCCAGGCGCAGAAGGAGGCGTTCGCGGCCTCCGGGCGGTACGGGTCGGGCTCGTTCGCGGGCGCGGCCAACAAGGCGGTCAACGATACGGACACGGCGCTCTACGCCAAGCAGTACAATCAGGAGCGCGCCAACCAGGTCTCGGCCAACTCGCAGATCGACGCCGCGCGTCAGGCTGCCAGCCAACTTGGGACCGGGATCACCAACGCGATCTCGGGTGTGCAGTCGACGAACAACCAGCAGCGGCTCGCCGGCGCAGGGCTGGCCCAGTCACAGACCGCACAGCAGGCCGGCGTCCTCGGGCAGCTTCTCTCGGGCCGCGAATTCAACTCGCAGCTCGATCTGTCGAAGGCGACCGGCGCGCTCGGCGCCTACGCGCAGGGCACGCAGAACCGCCTCGGTGCGCTCACGACCGACGTGGGCAACGACCTCAACGGGCAGGAATTCAACAGCAACCTGGGTGTTACGCAGGCTCAAGGCTTCATCAACGCCGGCCAGAACGGGCAGGGCCAGGCGCTCCAGGCAGCGACCGCGCTGCCGGCGCTCGACGCGGCCCGCTACGCCCCCGCCCAGCAGCTGATCGGCGCCGGCTCGCTGCTCCAGGGACAGGATCAGGCCAACATCGGCGCGTCGCAGCAGCTCTTCGACGAGCAGAACAACATGCCGTGGCAGAACCTCGACCGCTACGCAGGCCTCATGGGCGGCATGGCTGGGCTCGGCGGCACCACCGACAGCTATGGCCGCACGCAGACCCAGACCCAGCAGAGCCTCGGCTCCTCGCTGCTCGGTGGCGCGCTCGGCATCGGCGGCTTGGTATCCAAGCTGGCCGGCGCCGGCCTGTTCTAAGGGGAGCGCACCATGGCGTTCGGCTTCAGCATTCCTTCGATGGGATCGCAGGACGACGCATTCGGGCTCAGCCCCGACATGCTGGCGTCGATCCGGCAAATGGTGGCGGGGTCTCAGCCCGGTGGGGATGCGGCCGCAGCCCAGCCGGCCGCGACTGCCCCTCTGGGGCTCAGCGGCGCGACCGCCCGACCTTCAGCGGATGCCGGCGCTCCGACCGCGCCCTCCCCGGCTTCGGGCGCTTCCGTCTCCCTGCCGATGATCTCGGTCGATGCGCCGCGGCAGCAGGCAGGAGCGGGCGCGGGGCAAGCGAGCGCCCCTGCCCCAACGGGCGCCGGTCCGATGACGGATCAGCAGGCCCTCATCGCCTCTGCGCAGCGCCTCGGCCTATCGCCGGTCGAGTGGGGCGGCATCATCCACTACGAGTCCGGAGGCGACCCATCCCGCTGGGGCGGTACAGGCGGCCGCCATGTCGGCCTGATCCAGTTCGGGCCGAGCGAGCAGAAGCAGTTCGGCGTCACCGGTCGTGAGAGCTTCCAGGAGCAGCTCCTGAAGGCCGAGCAGTTCATGTCGGCCCGCGGGTACACCCCGGGCATGGGCGTGATGAACGCCTATTCGACCATCAACGCTGGCTCGCCCGGCCGCTTCAACGCGTCAGACGCCGGCAATGGCGGCATGCCCGGCACGGTGGCCGACAAGGTCAACACCCAGTTCGCCCCGCACTATGCCTGGGCAAACAAGTTCCTCGGCGGCGGCATGCAGCTGCCCGCCTCGGCCGGCGGTTCGAGCGCGCCGGCCGCTTTCGGTCTCTCCGGCCCGACCCAGACGCGGGGCGCGGGCACCATCCTTCCGGGCGGTGGCGGGACGATGGATACGCCCGGCTCGACTGCGGCCTCCTCCACGCCTGGCAGCAGTCCCGATGTCGTGGATGCGCTGAAGGGCGCCGGTGAGGCCGCAGCAGGCAAGGGCGGCCAGAAGCAGGGCGGCGCGTCTCCGATGCAATTTCGCACCGTGAAGCCGCGTCCGTTCAGCTTCCTCCATCCGATGCAGTTCGCCGGGCAGACCAAGGGACAGTAGGATGAGCGACGGTATCCCCTTCGGCGCCAACCCGGCCTCGCTGCTGGATGGCCTGTCGCCCGATCTGATCGCGCGGCTCCTCCAGTCTCAGCAGCAGCAGGCCGCTCCCTCGCCTGTCGACAGCCTCGTGTTCGACCGCGCCGGCATGGGCGCGCCGGACAACGGCTTCTCGGGCTCCTCCGGCACCATCGTCAGCCCGCAACCGCCGCAGGTTGCTCAGGGTGCGCCAGCAATGAGCCCGCAGACGACCGGCACCGTTCCCCAGACAGCGCGGGCGCCGGCAGGCGACGAGGCGCCCGCCCCGGTTGCGAATGCGACGCCCGCCGGTCCCGCGTCGACGCCGCCCGTGCGCCCGTCCGATCTGTCCGCGCTCGGCGCCGGCATGTCCCCGGGCAGCAGCTTCGACCCGCTCACCGGGCAGCCGGTGTCAGGCTCGCCGAAGCCCGTCACGGCGCCTCCGCCCGCACAGGGCTCCGGCGGGTTCGACCTCGGCGGCGCGCTTCGGCGCATGAACCAGTCCGGGCTCTCGGATCAGCTGATCGCCATCGCTGCCGGCATCCTTCAGGGCGGCAACTTCGGAGAGGGTCTGGGACGCGGATTCCAGAACGCGTTGTCCGTGAGCCAGAGCAGCGCGAAGACCGATCTGGAGCGAGCGAAGCTGGCTCGGGAGCAGGCCGCGTATACCGGCAACGCTCAGATCCTGAAGCGCGCCTATCCGAACCTGTCGGACGCCGAACTGGCCGCGATGGCGACGAACAGCGGGAACGTGACCACCGCGCTTCAGATCCTGCGCGACCCGACCCACGGGATGCCGAAGACCCCGGAGCAGATCCAGGCGGAGGCGCGGGCGCAGTCGGCTGGCACGATGGAGGGCGGCGCCAAGCCCCTCGACCGGATCCAGGCCGAAGCGCAGGCGCAGTCGGCGGGGACGATGGCCGGCAACGTCAAACCCCTCGATCGCATCGAAGCTGAGGCCAAGGCACAGTCGGCCGGCGCCGCGGCGGGCAAGCCCGACGAGACCTATACCCAGCTTTCAGAGGCGGACCGCGTCGCCCGCGGCCTGCCGCCGGGCGCCTATCAGGTGGACAGCAATAAGAAGGTCTACCCCATCGGTCAGTCGGGCGTCACCGTGAACCTGCCCCCGGCCGAGAAAGCGGAGCAGGCGAAGATCGGCGAGGCCCGTGGCAACGTGGTGGCCGATCAGATCACGGCCGGGAAGTCGGCCCAGGACCGGATCCGCACCCTCGACCAGATGAGCGGCGCCCTGGCGGCGGCGGGCGGCAACATCACCACGGGCCCGCTCGGCGAGCCGGTGCTGCGGGCCAAGCAGGCGCTTGGCGGCATCCTCGGGCGGGAGCTGCCCGGCACGTCCGCGACCGAGATGTTCAACAACATGGGCCCGATCCTGGCGGGCGAGGCGGCGCGTGCGATCACGAACCGCCCCGCGCAGATCGAGTTCACAACCATGCTCAACTCGAAGCCTGGCCTGATGAACAGCGTCGAGGGCAACCGGGCGATGATGGACGTGATGCGCCAGCGCGCGGTCCAGGACGCGGACCTCGCCAACATCGCGGCGCGGTCCAACTCGACGGATGAGTACCTTCACAAGAAGGATGAGTACGAAGCCGCGCACCCGATGATCAACCCGTTCACCGGGCAGGCCTTCGGGGCCAACGGCGGGTCTGCGGCGGGCGCGACGTCGCCGGGGCCCATCGTGCAGCTGCGCACGCAGGCCGAGTTCGCCGCGGCGCCCTCCGGCACACGCTTTATCGCCCCTGACGGCAAGCTCCGGGTGAAGCCATGAGCAACTGGTGGGATGAAGCCCCTCTTGCGACCGACTCCCCGGCTCCGGCGTCGGCGGATAATCAGGAGGGCGCCTGGTGGGAAGCCGCGCCGGTTGCTGGCCCGGTCGCGCTAGCCACGCCCGATGCACCTGCGCGTTCCGATGGCCGCGAGCATGGGTCGATGAACGCGGCCGCGCGCGGCTTCGTGGACGGCATCCCGATCGCGGGCCCGGCGCTGCTCGGCGCGATCGACAAAGGCGACGCGATCGTGCGCTCGGTCACCAACGACACGAAGTACTCCGAGGAGGCGGCCCGGGCGGCGGATTACGGTAAGCAGGTCGAGGGCGAGCACCCCTACGCGCATCTTGCGGGTGAGATCGGCGGTGGTGTTGCGGGGACTGCCCCGCTGGTCGCTGCGTGGCCGGCTGCATTTGGTGCGAGCGCGGCAGCGCTGCCCGCCCGGATTATCGCTTCGGGTAGCAGCGGACTACTGCTCGGAGGCGCCGACGCCGCGGTCCGCTCTGGTGGGGATGCCCGTGGCACTCTGTTCGGTGCTGGCCTTGGTGCCGGTCTCGGTGCGGCCGGGCCGGCCGTCGGCCGCGGCATCGGCAAGGCCGTCGAGATGGTGACCGGTGGCGAGCCGGGCATGCACATGATCCGGCAGGCGGTGCGCGGCTTCACCCCGAGCGAATTGGAATCCGCGCAGTTCATCCGTGACCAGGCGGCCAGCCTGCCGGGCTCTGGCGTGGATCTTTCCGTCGGCGAGGCGCTGAACGCCGCCACCGGCGGGAAGGCCAGCCGCCTCTCCCAGATCGAACGTGTCGCTGCCAACTCCGGTGGCGAGGGCGGCCAGCTTGCGGGTGAGTTCTACGCGGCACGACCGGCGCAGGTCGACAACTCCTTCCGGGCGACCGCAGACCGGATCGGCGCGCAGTCGGCCTCACCGACGAACCTCGGCTTCGACGTGCAGCGTGCGGCCCAAGCCGGCGTCGCGCAGACCCCGGAGGGCATGGCCCTGACAGCTGCGCGCCAGGCTGCGGGCCCACGTGTGACCCCGGCGCAGGCGGGTCAGACGATCCAGACCGATCTCCGGGCTCGCCGGGACGCGCTTGAAGCGACGCGGGAGGCACAGGCGAACGCGGACTATGCCGCGGCGCGTGCCGCACCGGAGAACGTGGGCATTGAGCGCACCATCCAGGTGGAGCGGCCCGGCGAGCCGGTCGTCACACAGCAGCAGTACAGCCGGCCGCAGTTCACGGCGGATGCGCCCCGACCGTACGATCCCCCGCCGACCGCGGGTGGCGTGAGCAACGCGGAAGCGGGCCCGGAGAGCCTCGCGCGGTTTGTGGCCCGCAATGGCGGCCTGCGCCTCGACGGCGATGTAGCGGCGACCGATCTGCATCGCTTCAATATCCCGGGCCTCGGCAACGTGGCGCGCCCGACCGGAAAGGGGATCGACGATTTCTGGCGCGAGCGGCTGATCGAGGAGGGTTACTTCCGCCCGGATCCGGATGGCGGCATGGCGCGCGACATCACGAACGATCTGTTGCGCAAGCTCCAGAACGAGCAGCGAGGCGCGCCGTCCTATCCGCTCACCTCGTCTCGTACGATGCAGCCGGGCGCCACGGCCGGCCAGATGTCAGATGAGTATGGCGCGGCGCTGTCGCAGGCGCGAAGCCGCATGGCGGATGACCTGCACCAGGCCGGCGTCAATTCGGCGACGCTTCATCCGGCTATCCAGGATCGCATCGTGGGCGCGCTGATGCGGGGCGAGCACGCGAACGGCGCGGACGCCTACGAAGCCGTGGCGAATCGCCTGCGCGAGCCACCGGCCCCGCTCGTGAAGACGCCGACCATCGTGGAGGAGATCCCGGACGTCCGAACCGGTCAGGTTGATCCACGACCCGCGATCTCGGCCGTGGCTGAGCAGGCACGCACCGCTAAAGGTGATGTCCGTAGCGCCTTGGCCGCAACCGCCCGCGACCTGTACGAGCCGGGCGGCCAGCCCGCTATGAGCGTCGAGGAACTTCTGCATGCGCGTGAGCGCCTCGACATGCGGATCCAAGACGCGCTGAAGGTTGGCGACGGCACGAAGGTTCGCGATCTTCAGATCGCCCGCACCAATCTCGACAGTTCCCTGAAACAGGTGCCGGAGGTGGCGACGGCCGACGCGAACTTCGCCGCGAACAGCCGACCGCTTGATCCGTTCCAGGGCAACGCGCCGCTGGCGCAAGTCACTCGCCAGGACCCGCTCACCAGCCGCATGGCGATGCCGGCCGAACAGGTGCCCGGCATGGTGCAAGGGCCAACGGCTGCCCGAGAGGTGCTGGCCAACGGCACCCCGGCGGCACGCGAGGCGCTGGGGCGGCGCCTCCAGACCCAGATCCTCGACGCCGCGACGGCGCCCGACGGCACGGTCTCGGCTCAGACCATCCGCTCTCACATGCTCGCCCACGAGGATACGCTTGCACAGCTGCCGGAGGTGCGCGACGCCCTCACGGGCATCGCTCGTGCTCGCGACGGGATGGTGCGGGTGGAAGCCTCGCCGCTCGGCCAGATCGCCGCCTCGCCCGAGGTGAAGCGAGCCACCGACGTTCTGTTCGCGCCCAGCCCCGCGCCTGGCAGCCACGGCGAGGTGGCTTCAGCCATGGGCGCGCTTGCCCGTAACAACCGCTCCGCGGCCGAGCAGCTCGCCCGGCATTTCACGGAGAGCACGTTCAACGAAGCGACGCAGATGCGGCGTGGGTTGGAGGCTCAGTACGGCGGCGCAGGTTGGGCCTCTGCCATCCGGGGCAACTCGCAGCAGTCGCGGAATCTGGAGGCGACGATCCGGGCGCTTCCCGACGGCGATATGCGTTGGACGGCGCTCGATCGGCTCGCGACCACGCTGGAGGCGACAGGCTTCCGGCCGCAGAAGGGCTCGGACACGACGTTCAACACCGCAATCCAGAAGGAGCTCGCCTCCGGCAAGACGCCCATCGGGCAGGCCGTCTCCGACGCGCTGGCTGGTGGTGCGGCCGGTGCAGCGGTCGGCGGCCCGAAAGCCGGCCTCGCCGGCATGGTGGTCGGTGCTAAACGCGGGATCGGCGATACGATCACCCATGCCCGCATGCTCAACAACGGCGAGGCGATCGCGCGGTTGATGTTTGACCGTAAGGCGCTCCCGGATCTGCGGGCGCTGGCGCAATCGAAGCCGGGCAGCCGGAATGCCGAGCTATTTTCAGCGCGGCTGCTGTCCCTGGCTAATGGCGGCGCGGGCGAGCTGCGGCAGTCAGCGGCGGCGCGGTAGTGGACGCATGCGGCCTTGTGCATCACGGGGCCACGTGCCGAAGATAAGCCCTGCGACACCGATGCAAAACGCGATGCCGACAGCAGCCGGCCAGCCTATGGCTGCTCCGATTGGATCAAGGACGTAGGGCAGCCCAACCACCAGCACCGCCCGCACGCCCAGCATGGCCCCGGCGAAGAGGACGAGGCACAGGAGGATGATGGGCCAGCGGCGCATGTCGGCACGGTAGCAGCGGAGTTGAGTGCAAGAGAAGTCCATACCTCTTGCATCCGTGTTAAAAGGCTGCATGCCCCAGGCGCCCAACTCCTTCAGCGTACCGGCGTCACCAACGCCTGAGATGATCGCGGCCGGCGCTGACGCGCTTGAACATGTCAATGATATCGGGCGGTGGCTTGCAGAAACGCTCGCTACGTCGGTCCTGGAGCGGGCATTCGAAGCGCACCGGCATGCTCTTCGAGGAACGTTTGCAGATCCTGATGCAGATCTACGGTCTCAGAATGATGACGTGCCAAGTCCGGATATCTAAGCTGATTTCGCATAGCTTGACCGAAACGCTCTTCGGGAAGAAGGTGTAGATGCTTTCGGGGCTCTTCAACGTAAGAAATCCACTCGTCGTTTGTGCCGTGCCAAGTCCCGTCGTCACGTCTTCGGCCGCCGGAGCTTCTGAATATTGTGGTTGGATGATGGGCTATCTTGTTCCTCACTGGGGATAGCTGATCCATTTTCTTTTTCAGCCGATCCCACGCTATCCGAGGCGGCGTCTTCTTTTCGAGAACGGCGGATACGATCTTATCTGTAAGAACAAGGTGATCGCTGAACGACGGCGAGCGGTAGTAGATGATGCTCGCTTTAATGCTCTCTGTTCCAAGCGCGACTTCGAATATATCAAACAGAGTTCGGTCGATGAATGACCATCCTGCAATACATCGGCCGGCAGCCGAGTAGAATTTATCTGCAGCGGCATCCAATTCCGCTGATGGTTCGTCATCCATTGGTACCGCCACGTGATGCAGGTTAAGGCATGACTGGCGGACAGGATCGCGCTAGGATCCTTCATCCGCCGGTAGCTTTGCACCTCCGAGGATGACCGGGCCGGGCCGCTTCCACAAGCGCCCGGCCTATCTCGTAGAACGAGGATGTTCGTCCGAGTTGCTCTACCGCCCCGCCCGCTTCAGGGTGCCTTGGAACTCGCACGAGGCGCCATGCCAGAGCGTGCAGCCGTCCTCCTCGAGGGCCACGGACCGGAAGCCGTCAGCGTAGCGGGCGGTGATCCGGCAGAACTGCCCGTCCTCGGTCTTGCTGAACACGATGGTTGATCGGCCTGTCGCGCGGCCCTTCATCTTCACCCCGCCGCCGCATCCGCGGTTCGACGCGGTCGAGAAATCGCCGATAAACCCGCCGCCCGCGGCCTTCACCTCGACGCCCTGCTGGTAGCCGTCATCGTTGTGCTCGAAGGTGCCGGTGAGACCGGATGCCACCGCTCCCGTCGGGATGAGCAGAGCGACGAGGGCGAGGCGAGCGACGAACATTCCGCATCGTAGCATGCGGCCGAGCTTTCGTCAGCGCGCCAATACTTGACCCGACGGGCGAACCGTCGGAATAACCCACCGTCGCGAGCGCTGTGCGCCCGACCCGAGAAGGCCCGCCATCGCGCGGGCCTTTTGCGTTTCAGGACGCTCCTGCACATGCCGATGTCCCCGGAGGTCGCCGCCGCGATACAGGCGGCGGCAGAGCGCAGCGGCCTATCGTGGTCGCGGCCGGATTACCTGCCGCGCGTCGCGCAGATCGAGTCCACCGGCGACCCGAACGCCCGCAACGGCAGCGCCGCGGGGCTCTTCCAGTTCATGCCGCGCACGGCCAAGGCGTTCGGGCTGAACAACCCGTTCGATCCTGTCGCCTCGTCCAACGCGGCCGCGCAGCTGACGCAGACGAACGAGAAGTCGCTGAGCAACGCCCTCGGCCGTCCCCCGACCGACGGCGAGATGTACCTCGCGCACCAACAGGGCGCGGTCGGCGCGTCGAAGATCCTGGCGCACCCGGATGCCACGATGGGCAGCCTCGGTCTCGGGAGAGCGGCCAGCGGCAACGGCGGCTCGCCCGACACGCTCGCCCGAGACTTCGCGTCGAAGTGGGTCGGTCAGGTCGACGGCGTCCCGAAGGCGCCGGCTCCGACCGCGCCGGCTGGCCCGCCGATGACGCTGCCCGGGGCTGGTTCCGCGCCCGCCGGCTTCGGCTTGTCGGGCCCGACGCAGCTCAGTGTGGCGTCGATGGCCGACGGCAACGGCGGCACGCCTTCCTACGCCTCGATGCCCGGTGCGCCGGCGGGCGGCGCGCAGCTGCCGGGCGTCGGCGATCCGCTGGTCGCGAGCCCCGCATCGCTTCTCGCCTTCGGGCTCACGCCGTTCCAGCCGACGAGGATCGACTCATGAGTGGACCGCACCACTGGTCCGAGACGGCCGCCGATAACGGCTCGTCGGACCCGAACGCGGACCTGCGCCCGGGGCGTCCCGCGAACACGGTGCTCGGCGCGATCCGCGGCCTGATGGAGACCGTGGCGCTCGCGCGGGACGACGATCTCGGCGGCCTGGTCGCGACCCTCGGCGCGAACAACCGCCTCTCGGTCACGACGAACGAGGGCCTCATCGACATCGCGACCGGCGTGAACGGCATCCCGGCGGCGATCACCAAGCCCTTCGCGATCGCCCTCACCTTCAGCGCCGCGCCGACGGCGGTCGCGACCACGCCGCCGCATCTCTTCGTCGACGGCTTCGACTGCGGGCCGGTCCTGCACGCCGACGGCAGCGCACTGGCGGACGGCGATCTCACCACCGGCCGGATCTATCACGTGCTGGGCGACATGGCGGCCAGCACGGACACGAAGGTCACGCGGGTCCGTTGCCTGGAGATCTCGCCAGCCGAGATCGCCGACCTGGCGCGCGCCGCAGCGCTTCCCCTGATCGCCGCCCTCGGCACGCCCGTGCAGAAGGCCGGCGACACGATGACGGGCGCGCTGACGATGCTCGGCGCCGGGATCGGCACCCGCTATTACATCCCCGGAACGACCGACTTCCTGATCCGGGCGCTGGTCGGCAACCGCCTTCAGGTCTGCGACGGTGGCGCCACCGTCGAGTTCCTCTCGTTCGGTGCCGACGGTTCGATCTCGACCCGGCAGCTCGGCGACCTGCGCAGCTACATCGAGAGCCGGGCCTCCCTGCTCGGGCAGCAGCAGGGTCAGGCCGCGGCCAACAACTGCGTGCAGAACATGCGCTGGGTCTATGCCGGCGACATGAGGTCGAACGAGAACGTGGGGCTCGGAAGCTTCAACGGCACGTTCGGCGGCATCGCCATGAAGTGCGATCACTGGACGTACGATCTCGGCATCGGGAACGGCGCCTGTGCCGATTACGCCCACCGCTACCGTTACTTGCAGGCATACATCCCGAACCTGGGATGGGTGACCGTCGGCGCAGCTTCCTGATCGACCGGAGCGACGATGTCCTATCCCGTGAAGGATCACGGCTTCTGGAAGCCGTACAAGCCCGATCCGGTCCCCGAATGGGCGCAGGCCGTGATGTCGATCGGCGGCCCCGTCGTGTTCCTGCGCCGCGACAGCGACGGCTTCGACTTCTACGACTTCCGGAGCACCGCCCCGTTCGCGGAGAACGCCGTGGTGGCCGCGGCGCTACCCGACGCCTCGACCGGTCTGGAGGTGGTGAAATCGGTGTTCCGCGACACCGACATGGCCTTCCCGACCAATCAGCGGCTGATCGAGATCGACGGTGTCGACCCGAGCATCACCGACCCGCACAACCTGTTCACCGAGCAGCTGTTCGATCCGGCGGCGCTGACGTTCTCGGTTCCGCCGCCGCCCAAGGTGATGTCCGTGAAGGACTATCAGTTCGCGGGCGAGGCCGCCGCGCGCGCCATCATCTCCGACGACGACGCGATGGCGTGGGTCAGCCAGGGCAAGATCCCGCAGTCGCTTATCTCGGCGGTTCAGCAGGCGGTCACCGACCCGGATCGGCAGAAGCGCGTGCTCCTGTTCCTGGCCGGGACGACGATCTTCCCGCGCAACCACGAGCTGACGCCCATCCTGGCGGCGTCCTTCGGGATCACCACGCCCGACGCGCTCGACGCCTTCTTCGCGTCCGCCAACCTGCGCTGAGCGCCTAAGGTCCCCTCCTAAGCTCCTTCCCAGAGATCCTGATGCCCCTGCGCTTCCCGGCGCGGGCCGCCCTCGCGTGCCTCGTGCTCGCGGGATCGGTCCCGTGCGCCCAGGCCGAGACCGCCTCCTGGTACGGCTCCGGCCATCGCACCGCGAACGGTGAGCGGTTCGCGCCCGACGGCCTGACCGCCGCGCATCGGAGCCTGCCGTTCGGGACTCGGGTGCGGGTGACCTACGGCAGCCGGTCGGTCGTCGTGCGGATCAACGACCGCGGGCCCTTCATCGCCGGACGGGCGATTGATCTCTCGCGCGGTGCGGCCCGGGCCATCGGCCTGTCGGGCGTCGGCCGCGTCCACCTCGCCATCCTCTGACCCGGAGCCCATCATGGACGTGTCGCCCATCGGACGCGCCGCCCTGGAGGGGCGCGAAGGCAACGTGCTGACCGCTTACAAGGACAGCGTCGGCGTCTGGACGATCGGCACCGGGATCACGACCGCGTCCGGGCTGATCAAGGTGGTACCGGGGCTCAAGATCACGGCCGCGCAGTCGGACGCGCTCTTCGCCGCGGCCGTCGAGAAGTATGCCGCCCCGGTCCGGGCCGCCCTGGCCAAGCCGGTGCCGCAGCCGTTCTTCGATGCGTGCGTGAGCCTAGCCTACAACATCGGCCCAGTCGGCTTCGCGCACTCGTCCGTGGTCCGGCTGGCCAATGCCGGCAACCTGTCGGCGGCCGTCGAGGCTTTCCTGATGTGGAACAAGCCGGCGGCGATCATCTCGCGACGGCAGGGTGAGCGCGACCAGGCCGCCCTCGCCTCCTACGACGGGGCCAAGGTCTACGCGCGCCGCGGCGATCGCTCGCCCGTGAGGGCCCTGACCAGACCTGCGCTGGTCCCGGTCAGCGTGCCCGATCCGCTCGCGCCGATGACGGCCGCGCCCACCAGGCCTGGGCTGCTCAACCGCCTCGTAGACCTCTTCCTCGGACGAAAGGCTGTCTGATGTCGCCCGCTCACTTCCACCATGCCCGCGTGATCTGGCGCCGCCTTCGAGGCTGGCGCACCTTCATCTTCTTCACGCCGGCCTTCCTGCTGACGCTACTCGACATGCTGCACGCGGTCGACTTCCGGCAGTTGCTGCTCGACATGGGCGCGCCGGAGGGCACCGCGAAAGCGATCGTCGCTGGCTGCTTCCTGCTCGGCATCATCCTGCGGGCCTACACCACGACCCCGCCCTGCCAGGGCCACGATCACGACGCCGTCGGAGGGCCGCGCTGATGTGGACGATCCTCGGCACTCTCCTCGGGCACATCGGGTCCGGCCTCGTCTCGGCGTTCGGCAACTCGGTGCTCGCGCCGATCCTGAACACTGTCCAGAACGGCCAGAACGCGAACCGCGACGTCGCGGTCCAGAGCCTCCAGGCCGAGATCGCGGCCAACCAGGTGCGGGCCGCTATCGCCCCGGCCTTCAAGGGCCTGATCTACTGCATCGGCCTGCCGGCGGCCGCGCACTTCGGCGCCATCTGCGCCGACAGCATGCCGTGGTGGCTGCCGTTCTACGGCTGGCACGAGGTCGGCGCCTGGAAGGTCGCTGGCCTGCCCGGTGACTACCAGACGATCGAGGCGACGATCCTGACCGCCTTCTTCGTGTCCTCGCCGCTCACCACGCTAGCCCGTGCCGGCGCCGCCCGCCTGCTGAAGGCCTGACCCCCTCACCCTCCTCTCAGGGTGGGGAGAGTCACGAAAGACCACTGCCATGGACACCTCCTTCCTGTCGCCCGGGCCGATCACCTGGGCGCAGCTCATCGCGCTCGCGCTGTTCCTGTTCGCGGTTGGCCGAGGTGTCGACTGGATCGTCGGGAAGATGCGAACCGGCACGAAGGAGGCGGTCTCGCCGCTCACGATCGACATGGCGGCGGCCAAGATCGATATTCGGGCGCTCGACGACAAGCTGAACGCCTTCAAGATCGAGGTGGCGCGGACCTACGTGACCGGCGACGTCATTACGCGCCTGGAGCGGCGCATCGACGACATGGTCAGCTCGGTGCGTGACGAGATGAAGGAGACTCGCGAGGCGATGTTGAAGGCCTTCATGCGGCGGCCCTCCGACTGAACGGAAACCGCGGCGCCGGTCCGTGCGTGGACCGCCCTCAGCATCCCTGCCCGAATTACCTTCAACCGCCTGGCTCTGGCCAAGGCGGTTTTTCCGGGTTTGCGATCCTTCAATCGGGTGATGGCAAAGCGAGGCTAGCGGCTAGATTGGGCCTTCGCGCAAGCGGACAGAAACGCGTGAGCTCCTGCCCAGGCCAATGGAGAGCGACATGCCGCGCTACTTCTTTGAGATCAACGAGGGCCGCAATGCGCTCGATGAAGAATTCGTAGATTGCGCCGATCTACAGGCCGCCGTTCAGTATGCTAAGCGTTCGCTTTATCAGGTTGTTGTTGACGAAGTTCGCAAGGCTGGAGAAAGCCGCGCTCATAGTATTTTGGTAAGGAGCGAAGATAACCGTACCGTTTACTCGGGCATCATGAGATACACATTGAATTGACTAACCCGGCAGCGCCTCAGCCGGGTCTAACAGCCCTCTTCAGCGTTGCGATATGCCTGAGCCCGTCCGGTCCTCGGGGCGGGCTTTTTCGTGGGCGCGGACCCATCATTGATGTCACCCACGTGTGACTGGCCTGACTAGAAACGGCTTAGAACCTAAAACCAGACCGTGAGTTGATCACGTCCGGTCAACGGACAACGAGCAGTCTGCGTGCCTCGCTACTTCTTCGACATTCACGATGGTGACCTCCAGCGGGACGGTGAAGGCATTGAATGCGAAGACGTCGAAGCGGCTCGTAGGAAGGTCATAGAAAGCCTGCCGGATGTCGCGGAGCTGATCACCTCGAGCGATGGCGACAACCAGGCCGTGACGGTGAAGGTGCGTGACGAGAGGGGCAGCCAGGTCTACGCGGGGACGCTGACCTTCGTTGGATCCAGGCTGGACGGATAGGCTGCATCGTATCCCCCCCCGCCGGCACCGCCGCGCGGGGCTTTTTCGATCTAGTGACCTGCGGTACGAGCTACTCGGATCCAGCCTCTATCCCCCCTTAGGCGGGATCTGGGGAAGCGCGCCCGGCTAACTGCCGCGGCGGGCTTCTCTTTGCTGGCCGTTCTGCTAGGAGCGTCTCGGGATGCTCGCACCCTGGCGGGACGGGTTATCTCACTACCTCAGCCCGCCCGGTCCTCCGGCGCGGGTTTTTTCGTGCCCGCGCACCGACACCGGCAACGATCCATTAACCGTGTCGGGACAGGTTCCTCCAGCGATCAGCCGGGCGGTTGAGCGGCGGCAGAGCAGCATCGTCCCGGTACACCGGTGCGGCCTCGCCGTCGCAGTCGCACAAGCCCGCCCGGGTCCCATCCGGGTGGGCTACTATCATCGATCAGGCAACGAAGCCGGCCCGCCTCAGGTGAGCGCCTGCGGATGCGGCGAGGGCGTGCCGGAATATCGCTTCGGGTCCCAAGGGCAGCCGGTATGCATCCTGCGATGGCTGAACTGCCGAGTGCCATTTTCAGCGTATGACCCGGAGATTACCACGGCGCCGTGGCAGGACGGGCAGCGCTTGAGCGCCATCACGTAGGCACTTTTCGCTTCAACAATGCTGATCGAGCGCCAGACGCCATCAATCTTAGCTTCGCAGGTCTGAGCAGTAGACTTCGTCATGTCGCTGAGGTGCCATGCGGGGCCGGCTGGCGCTAGCCTACGATCAGCACAGTTTCTCGTGAGTGGCGCCGGCCATCCTGTCCCAGCGCCGCATTGCGTATCGGCTCGGCTCACACGCTGGTGAGATCGGACGCTCCCCCGCCCCGGGAGAAGACAGCGGCGGTTGAGCGTCAGTTGCCACCAACCGCAGGCAGAGGAGGCCCGTAACGCTCTTCAAGCTCGGCACGGCCTGCGTCGGTGATCTCGTACTCGACGCTGTCGGCTGCCGGATCCGCTTGGCCAGTGGCTACGACCAATCCCAGCGTCTCAAGCCGGCGCATGTAGACGGAGACTTGGTAGAACCTCGGCCCCAGCGTCGAGAGCGTCTGCAGGCGGGAGAGGCTGTTTGGCGCGAGTTTGTGCATAGGCACGAGATCCGCTGGTCTGTGATCCTTGGCGGCCTGTGGAGCCAGCGCTCAGCCGCACATAGGGTCGGGACCGCACCCTCAAAGCTCCCCCGCCCCGTGAGCAGATCGGGGCGGGGCCGAGCCGACGATTAGCGGGTCGGCAACCATTCGGCCGTACCCCGCCGGCATGTCCAACCTCCAACCCGCCGTCGCCTCCTGGCGCGACCAGATCGAGCGCTTGTCCGAGCACGCCTCGCCGTGCAGGTATCTCCTGCCGGCGAAGTGGAAGACGATGCGCGAGAACGCGCTGGCCTTCCTCGACCAGCACGGCGCCGAAGCGTACCGGCTCGGCTGGACGGCGCCGCAGCTGTTCGGCGTCCATCCGGAGCACGGTTTCCTGCGCGTGGAGTATGCCGGCGCGCTGATGGTGAACGGCAACCCGGTGGTCGCTGTTGAGAACGACCGGATCGTCTTCGACCGCTTCTCTGGCTACCGGAACAAGCAGGGTCAGACCTGGGGGCCGCCGGTCTGGGAGTTCGCGGCGCGGGCGCGCTGACGCGCCGCCTCATCCTCGGCCGCATGCTGCTTCTTCGTGGCGATCAGCAGGTCGAGGTAGGCGATGGCCGTCTCGTGTGGCTGCATGGCGCGGACGTTGCCGAGGCACTGCCCAAGCTGCCAGCGGTGCCATAAGCGCAGGTCCGACAGCGCCTGCAGGTAACCCTTCTGCTCGTCGGTCACTCGGCGCTCGCTGGGATTCCGAGCACGATTAGCAGTTCTCGCTCGGCCCTGGTGAGGTGCCACGCACGCCGGCCAGTTCGGCCTCGGGTCGCGCGTTCCTCGACGTAGCCGAGTTCCTGTAGGATCGGCATCACGGTTGGATAGGCCTCCTGCCGCAGACCGCCCGGGTTCTCGGCGACGGCGCGCAGGGCTTCGAGGTGGCGGCCGCGGATCGGCGCGGGCGGTTCGGAGGGCATGACCCCGCCGAATTATCGTGATTCGCCTTCCTCGACGAGTCCGCGACTGACGGCCAGGCGCAGCAGGTCGGCATCCGAGAACGTCATGTCGCCGACCTGCCAGCGGTCGAGATCGTCGCCGGTCGGCATCACCAAGATGCCAGCCGTCCAGAGCGCCTCAATGGCTTCGAGAATCGGATCGTGCGCTTCGCTCATAAGGCGAGGCTACCGCGGGCAAGAGCGAGGCGTCGAGACGGGCCCGGCTGGTTTGACAATTCGGCACCTAAGCCATTGAAACTGACGGTGCGGTTTGCCGCAATTTCAGCGGGCAAGTATCTGACAGTAAAGACACAAACAGGGCATCATAATCCTTGTGTCGGGGGTTCAAATCCCTCCCTCGCTACCATCGAATTCACCCGCCCAGTCAATGACTTGGCGGGTTTTTCATTCTGCAAAGCATGTTCCGCAAGGCTTGCAACACGCTGCAACGTGAGTTGTGGTTTTACAACGGGTTACGACCGGGCGTAGGCTGCTTCGTGCAACACGGATGCAACACGACGTGCCCTATGTCCTCGGCCTAGACCATCGGTAGACGGTGCCGAGTACCCTCCGATTGGGCAATGTCCAGGGGCCAGCGTGAGAGCACACGTTCGCTCCGGAACTCCTATGTTCGCCAGCCCTCACGCCTTCGTTCTCCACCATCGCGAGCGCCTTGCCGTGCTCCTCTCCTCGGCTCTGTTCTTGGCGGCTGCGTTGCCGCTGTTCTGGGCAGTTGGCTGACCGGCCTCGGGAGGCGGGTAGAGCAGCTGACGAAAAGGAGTAACAGGGAAGTGCCCAGGGCAGTACTCATCCGCTGATCGAGAGCGGCGTTACCTGATCCATTGTGGCGTTCTTAGTCAAACCGCAACAGCCTCACAGCGAAAGCGTGAACCGGGATCAGCCAACGCCTGCTCCAACTCTCTTCGGAATTCGTCCGCTCCAGTTTGCCAACGCTTCGGCTCTACGTCGTACAAGGTCATGACCTCGTGGAAACGTTTATGTGCCTGCCCGAGAGTGGTGTCGTGCACGCCCTGTCGGTCGAAGAAGGCACCGATGCTGCAGGCATGCGGATCCTTTGCTGCATCCTTCCAAGCCATGGGCAGAGGTTGGCCCATCAGTGTGCGGCATGCTTCTACGACACGGAGATGTCCCGCATAGGCGCCTAGCAGCGTGCAGGGTCCCTGCTCTACCTTTTCGGGTGAGCGTGCGCTCAGCCAGCCAGGCACGGCTTCAGCCGGCATAGGCCGAGCGATCCCGTAGCCTTGGGCGAGATCGACACCTAGCACGCGCAGAGCATCTCGGATTTCGAGCGTCTCTACGCCCTCGACCACCAACCGCTTGCCGATGCTGCGGGCCAAACCCTGCAGGCTGAACACGAAGTGCAGGTCTCTCGGGCACCCGGCCAAGCCGCGGGCGAAGGATTGATCGAGCTTCATGATGTCGACCGGCAGATCGCGCAGATTGATCAGCGAGGAGTAGGCGCTGCCGATGTCGTCGAGAGCGACCCGGATACCGAGCGCACGGATCGCGTGTAGACGCTCGGACATTTGCGCGAGATCGGGCGCGACGTGGCCTTCCAACAGCTCCAGCACCACCGCGCCATTTGGGACGAAGTCGTTCTGGTCCAGCACGTCTCGCAGCAGGTCGACAAACCCGTCTGAGAGTACCAGCGGCACCTCGACATTGACGCTGACGTAGAAGCCAGGCCCGTCACCGGCCAAGCTCTTCCTCATCGACACCGCCTGCCCGAGCATCGTCCGGAACAGTTCAACGAGAGCATCCTGCGCCAGGCCGGATAGGAAGTCCGCTGGGCTCAGAAGCTGATCGCCGCGCTTGAGCCGGGCTAGCGCCTCATATCCGACGACCTCACCGGTGCACAGATCTTCAATCGGCTGAAAGACTGCTCGGACGTGCGTCCCCATCTGGCGCAATGCGCAAGTTTTGCGGGAAGCGACCGTGCGATGTTTGCGAGCCAAGACCGGCTGCTTGGTCATCGGTGTTCCCAACAGAATCTGGTTTAGAGGGAGCGCTCGGTTGCGACGTAGGGTTGCAAGCTGATCCAGATCACATTGCTCGGAAGTTAATAACGGCGCCAAAAAATGACGACGGTACGGTCATGCGGCTCGTCACTCAGCTCACGAGGCGCAGGGGATTTATGCTTGGTTCGGCAGCACGAACCTGGTTCCGCCCTACTCTCTTGGCCACGTACAAGGCGGCGTCGGCCTCCGCGACGAGCGCTGCAGCGTTGTGAGCCAAGATTTCAGGAAGGCTCGCCACACCACAGCTCACCGTGAGGACTGTATGGGGTCCTGCCGCGTGAGGCATACCCCAGCCCATCACCGCTGCTCGGACCCGCTCGGCCACAACCTCAGCGCCCGCCAAGTCGATCTCCGGCAGGATGACGGCGAACTCCTCGCCGCCGACGCGACAGACCATGTCACTCGCGCGGTTGGCAGCCGCCCGGATCGAGCCTGCGATCAGCCGGAGTGCCTCGTCGCCGCGCTGGTGACCATAGGTGTCGTTGAAGCCCTTGAACCAGTCCGCGTCGATCATAATCAACGACAGCGGCCGTCGGCCACGCACTGCACGGTCCCATTCCTGGGCAAGCGCCTCGTCGAAACGTCTCCGGTTTCCAAGACCAGTCAGCGCGTCGGTGGTTGCCTGTGCCGCGAGGTGAGCATTGGCGGTGACCAACCTCGTCTCAGCCTGCTCACGTCGACCCAACTCACGGCGTAGGAGCCACGTGAGGACAGCAGTGACGCCGCACAGGCTAATCAACACCATGCCCATGCATAGTGCCTGCCGTTGCCACTCGGCGTAGATAGCGGATGGCGCAACGGCGATGCTGAGGGTGAGCGGCGCCGTGCCGAGCCGTGCGAAGGTGATATTGCGCTCGCCGTCCCCGAGCATCGCCGGCCCGATGAAGCTACCGTCACGCATTGCGATCATGCGCTGATAGCTCGACGTATCAGCCACGCTTGCGCCGAGTGCGCTCTGATCGAACGGCTCCCGCATCAGGACGATGCCCTCCGGTCCGTAGAGCGTCACAGTGCCGGCGTGCTCGGCATCGACCGAGGCGAACAGGCTGCGCAGGTAGTCGATGTTGATGCCGCCGACCACGACGCCGGCGAAGGAACCGTCCGAGTTCGACAGGCGGCGAGAGAGCATGATCATCTGCTTACCGCTGACACGCGAAATGGCGGGTGGACTGATATGCAGCCCGTCATCGTCCGGATGATCGACGAAGTGACGAAAGTACTCGGTATCGGACCGGTCGAGCCCCTTCGGCACCGAGCGATCCGAGCCGGAGACGATGACGCCCTTCACGTCGAGGAGCAGCAGGAACGCGAAGCCTGGCGCCGACGCAGCGCGATCAAACAGGATCAGCTGGCGCAGTTCAGGCGAAGCTTGTGCGACGTCCGTTCGGCCGAAGCTCTCGACGACAGCCTGCAGTGACAGGTCATAGAGTTCGACGTTGCGAGCGATATCGCGGCCGAGCACCTGAACGAGGCTGTTCGCTGTCAGTTGGCTGTGACGCTCTGCGTCCGTGCGCATCTGCCAGAGCAGAAGGGCGGCCACGCTGAACAGGCCGGTGACGGTGAGGAAGTTAGCAAGGACCAGCCATCGAGCCAGGGATATCCCAGGCCACAAATTTAGGCGGCGCCCTGGTGGGCTGGTCTCAACGTGCGTCACCTCAGTCCTACGAGGCTGAAAATCCCCCAGCACGTTAGGCCACAAGCCGATTGCCAATCTCTTAGCGCGAAAACACCAATTCGAGCGTCGTCTCCTCGGCCGGCTGACCAAGGTCCTGCCATAGCAACGGCGGGAGAAGCCCAGAACGCTGGGCAGACAGGTCCAAGGGCGCGTTGTAGATAACCTTCCAGCCGCTACGCTTTCTTAACCATGGCTGGCACAGTGCGCCACCATGCCGATCCGGCCCGAGCACCGCTTCTTCTCTCCCATCGACTGGGCGCAGCTCTCGGCCGTGGTTCGGTTCGGCCGGGCAAGAGTCTGCTGTGAGGGGTGCGGCCGACCGCACGGACGGGGATGGTCTACCACCTCGGCGACGGGCGGTGGTGGGATGCGGATGCTGAGCGGTGGCGAGGCGGCTGGGGCCGAAGGATCCGGCTAGGGCCAGAGGCTGACATTCTCCGCCGCGCCCGCCAAACCTGGGTCATTCTGGCCGCTGCCCATCGGGATCACGACACCTCGAACAACAGGGACGCCAACCTCGCGGCCTCCTGCCAGCGATGATGGGGTGGACGGCCCCCGAACGGCATCGCTGTGCCAAGCTGAGGTCGTTGTAGATCTCATGCGAGGAGGCCGTTCGTGGATCAGATTAGCCGCATCGGTATGGATACGTCCAAGCACATC